GGCCATCACATGCCTCGTGGTCGCAGGAACGGGCGGATCAGCTCGGCGGCCCGGGACGGGATCGCGAAGCCCTTCGGCACCCCGGACGGGTCCCCGGCGGGGGTGGCTCCGCGGGTCATCGCGTCCGTGGCCGAGTTGACGGCCCGGCCGCGCTGCGTCTCGTAGAGGTGGCTCGCGATGATCTTGGTCGCGAGCCTCAGCGAGGCGCCGTGCTCCCGCGTGCGGGCCGTCACGGTCCACTCGCCCGTGACGATCCGCCCGCGGGTGATGACCTCGATCACGCCGGCCATCTTGTTGATCCGGCGAGCGGGGACGTCGTGCACGTTCCCGTCCGGGTCGGTGATCTGGCCCACCGAGACCAGGTGCGTGTCGGGCAGCACCAGGGACCGGCCCGACGGCCAGACCTGGTAGGTGCGCTCGGCGTTGTCGAGTGGACCGCACTTGTCGGTGAGGTTCTCCAGCGCCGAGTTGAGGCACTCGTCGAGCGCGTCCGCCAGGTTCTGCTGCAGGGTGGCGGGTAGGCGCATCCACTCTTTGAGCTCGGCGAGTGTGACGAACCGGGTGTCCTCCGGCGCTGGTTCGGACATGTCAGTCCTTGGTGCGGGCCGGCTTGTCGCCGGCGGCGCGGTCGGTGTCGTCGTCCTCGCGCATGACGACGTAGCCCGGCGTCTGGTCCGGCGTGCCGTCGGCACGGCGGGACACGGCCGCGACGACGTCGTGGGCGTTCTCCGGCGTCTGGACCGTCGGGTCGGACGCCTCCGGCGTGGTGGCCGGCGCCTTCGCGCTCTCCGGCGTGTCGGCGGTGGCCTTGGTCTTGTTCTCGGGCTTGCTCTCGGTCATGACCCCTCCCAGGGCTGATCATCTGGTGGTGGACAGCCCGCGGGGCGGCAGTGGCACGCTGCCGCCCCGCGGGTGCTTTACGGCCCTATGGATCAGGGCGTGACGGCCTGGTGCATGACCGCGATGGCGGAGTTGTCCTGGATGGTCCCGTCCAGGCGCTGGAAGCCGAGGAACCCGACCTGCAGGTAGTCGGCGTAGCGCTCGGTCAGGCGCAGGGTCTGCGCCCCGGCGACGACGCGGACGACGTAGGCCGCCCGGATGTCGCCGTACACGATCGACTTGCTGCCTGCCGCGAGCGCCGGGAGCGAGTTGTCGACGGTGTAGGCCCGACCGTTGATGGTCGAGGGCACGCCGCCGGCCATGGCCGGCACCCACAGGGGCCGGTTCTGGGAGTCCTTCAGCTTGCGGATCGCCTTGACGACGTCGTCGTGCACCAGGTACTGCGCACGGGCCCGGTGGGCCGGGTCGATCTTGTGCTCGATGTCGACGAGGTTGTCGTAGGTGATCGCCGTGGTGGCGGCACCGGACGTGAGGATGTTGGTCCCCGTGTTGATGCCCTTGGGCTGGTTGGTGCCGGTGCCCGCGGCGAAGTGCGCGGCCGCGGCGCGGCCGATCCGCTCACCGAACTTGCGCGGCACGAACGCGTCCAGGTCGAACGCGGAGTCCTGCATGAGCTGCAGGGACAGGCGCACGATCTTGGAGGTGTACATGTAGGCGCCGAGCTCGACGTTGCCGAACGTGAAGTCCTGCTCGGTGACCTGCGTGTTCTCCCCGACGATGGCGCCGACGTTCGCGGTGTCGTCGTTCGACGGCCACTGCAGGTCGTTGCCGGACGAGGTGTTGAGCACCTCGGCCAGGCCGATCACGCCGCCGTAGGCCTTGAGCGCCTCGACCATTCGGGTGAGGAAGACCGTCGGCACGGTGTAGCCGCCAGCCGCGGGGACACCCGCGGCGCCGGCGCGCTGCTCGAACCGGGACTGCAGCAGGCCGCGGTCCTCGGGGGTGACCGCCTCCATGCCGCCACGCAGGAACGAGGAGAACGCGGAGCCGTACCGCGCCTCCGCGTCGGTCTGGTCCTCGGAGCGCGGGTTGGTGTCGTCCTGGCCGGGGGCCGGGGCGTTCATCACCGACTCGAGGCGCGCGGCGCGCTCCTCGGCCTCGATCTCGCTGGAGAGCCGCTCGACGTCGGCCAGCGAGCGCGTGTAGGTCTCGCCGTCCTCCTCGGTCGACTCGTATCCGGCGCGCTCACGGCGGGCCTGGATGTCCTGCACGGCGGACCACGCGGTGGCGCGCTGGTCGAGCAGGGTGCGCAGGCGTGCGCTGGTCATGGTTGCCTCCCGGCATGACGAGGACCCGCACGGTGGCGGGTCCGGAGTAAGGGGTTTCGGTGCTGCCGGTCAGAGCCGGTAGCGGGCCTTGAGCGCAGCGGCGCGGGCGTCCGCGTGCTGCCACTCGAAACCCCGGGTGGCGTCTGCCGGCGCGGGGTTCTGCTCAGCTGCGGCGGCAAGGGCCGGCGCGGGGGCGTTGCCCCGGGTGGCGTCCTGCTCGTCGGGCTGGTCCCCGGCGGGTGCCGGGGAAGTCTGGGTACGGGTCGGCACGCCGCGGGCGGCGCGGATCTCTGCGGCCTCGGTGGCGCGCAGGCCGGCGTCGGTGTCCTCGTAGGCGGGGAAGGTGACCGCAGAGACCTCCAGGAGGCGGACCTCCTCGATCACGCGGACGTCGATCTCCACCTCGATGGTCTCGCCCTTGACCTCGAGCTCGATCGTCTCGGACTTCCAGGTGTCACGGACGACGTAGAACCCGAACGACATGCCGGTGATCCGGCGCTTGTCGAGGTTGCGGACGAAGTCCTTCACGTAGGAGAGCTCGTCGTCGAGGTCGGCGTCGACGGCCAGGCCGACGCCGTCGGTGGACAGGCGCAGGTCGCCGGCGGAGACGCGAGCGATCAGGAGCGAGCTGTTGTGGTCGATGAGGAACCGGGCGTCGCCCTCGGTCAGGGTCTTGTCGAACGCCGTGGAGGCGATCTCCTCGTACCAGCCCCAGCGGAACGGGTCACCGATGGTGGTGCGCGAGTTGAACACCGCGGCGTGCCCGGTGAACTTCCGGGCCTCGCCTTCGTCGGCTCGGACGAGCATGCCCGTGCCGCTAGCGAGCGACCGGGTGCGGTGCTCCAGCACCCGGGATGTGCCCGCCGCGCGGACGGTGTCACGCGTCAGCGTCGTCGTCATCTTCTCCTCCGGGGTTCGTGCTGTCGTCGTCCGAGGCCTGTGCGCCGGCGGACTCGTTGTAGGGGCGGTACGGCACGTCGCCCCACGGGACCGACGGCATGTCTTCCAGCTCGCGCGGCTCGTTCGGGACCATCCAGCCGTGCTGGATGCCGGAGGCGTAGAAGGCGGCGCGGGACTTGGAGTCGCCGCGCAGCAGGCCTTCGATCTGGAACTCCGCCTTCTCGGTGGCCGGGTCGCAGATCTCGCGCGTGATGCGCTGCTCGAACCGGTGGAAGTAGGGCTTGAGGGCCAGGACCACGAAGCTGATGAACTGCTGCTCCATGCCGGAGCCCCAGCTGGTGGACTTCTCCTGGTCGTTGATGATCCAGCCGGGCAGGCCGAAGATGCGTGCGATCTCCGTGGTGGAGAACTTCCGCGACTCGAGGAACTGCGCGTCGGCGGGCGAGAGCGTGAGGCTCTCGTACTTCGCGCCGTTGTCCAGGATCAGGATGTCGCCGGCGTTCGAGAGGCCGGTCTTGGCGCGCCACCGGGCGCGGAGGATCTGCGACTTCTCCTCGTCGAGCTTGGCGTCGGTGTGCAGGAACCCGGAGGCCATGAGGCCGTCCTCGAGGAGGCGCGCGGCGAGGTCTTCGCCGGCGGCGGCTCCCTCGAAGGTGCGGCGCAGGTTCTCGATTCGGGAGATGCCGACGATGCCGTCCATCGACAGGCCGGGGACGTGCATGATCTCCCGGGTCGTGAGGGCGTGGTCTTCCTTGCCGTCGATGACGAACTTCTTGACCCACGGCAGGCCGACGACGTTGCCGTCCGCGATCTTGACCGTGACCCGGTCGGGGTGGATCGGCATGACGCTGGTCAGGCGGCCGTCACGGGTGCGGACCTTGCGGATGTAGGCATTGCCGCGGGTCGCGGCGTGCGCGACGGCGGTCTCCCACGTCTCGAACGGCGTCGTGATGCCGCCGTCGACGCGCTGCTCCAGGGCCGGGATGTGCACCTCGGAGTGGTCGCCGTCGCGCTTGGTCACCCTGATCGGGCAGCCCGCGACGCCGGAGGAAAGGATCTCGACGCATCGCAGGGCGGACCCGATCCGCATGGGGTCGCCCGAGTAGGCGCCGTCACGGCCCCACAGGTCGGCGCTGGACGCCGTCGCGCTGTCCCAGCTGACGGAGTTGGCAGGGTTCTCGATGGAGCGGGCAACGAGGCCCGCGAGCGCCTGCAGGGCCCTCATCGGGTCGGGGCCTTCGTGCGGTCGCCGGGGGTGAGCTCGAAGGCTGTGCCGAGGACACCGAGGACGGCGAGGAAGACGCCGCCGAGGAGGACGCCCCACCACGGTCCGGCCAGAAAGCCGACGGCCGCGGCGATGAGGATCAGGCCTACGAGGAACAGCACGGTGTAGTGCATGGGTGCGAACCTCCTTTCACCAGATGTTGGGGCCGTCGTCGGGCGGGTTGTTCAGCCACCACAGGGCCCGGTCGAGCGTGAAGACCGTGGTGACCGCGCCGTCGATCCGGCGGGGCGAGTCGGGAGTCTCCTTGACGATGCGTGCGAAGCCCTGCGACGTCGGCTTGGGGACCGCATCGGCGACGTGCCGGGTCAGGACGGGGTGCGCGTCGTGGGTGAGCTGCTGCAGGGTCACGTGCTCGTAGAAGCCCTGGGTGGCCTTGCCCATGCGCTCCGGGGACTGCGGGTAGGGCTCGATGGGGAGCCCTTCCTCCTGGAGCTCGACGGCGGCGTCCTGCCAGAGGTAGTCGTCCCACGGGTTCTCCAGGACGTTCCAGCGGTGCCGGGCTTCACGCAGAGTGTTCTTGACCTCGGCGCGCGGTACGCGCCAGTTCGGGTCGAACGGGTCCTTCTCCCAGATGCCGAGCACGAAGACGTGCGGGCGGTCCTCGACGGTGACGCCGATCAGGGCGGTGGAGTCGCCGGTCTTGGAGCCGTCCAGGCCGATCACGACCTGGGCGCCGTCCGGCGGCCCGCCGGGGTACCGGTCGGCGGCGGCGCAGTCGTCCCAGGCGCCGTGCGGCAGCCAGACCTTGCCGGACGCCACCCACTGGTTGGTGCGCTTGATCCGGAACTCGTTCTGCTCCGTGCGCATGACGGTGGAGGCGAAGTCGGCGGCGGCGACCAGGTCGTCGAACGCGGGGTTCGACTCGCGCCATGTGCGGATGTCGTCGTGCGGTGCGTCGACGCCGGCGGCAGGCTCCCACCACGCCATGAAGAAGGTCGGGTCGTCGATCATGCCCTTGGCGACCTCGACACCATGCTTGTAGAGGGCGTAGCAGATCGAGTCGGTGCCGGTGCGGTCGGTGCGGACACCGGCCGTGGTGATCGCGACCATGAGCGGCTCGGGGCGGGCGCCCTGAGCCAGCTGCATGACGTTCCACAGCTCGCGGTTCGGCTGCACGTGCAGCTCGTCGAACAGGACCAGGGAGGGGTTCAGGCCTTCCTTGGTGTAGGCCTCGGCCGACACCGCCTTGTAGATCGTGCCGGTGATCGGGACCTCGAGCACCTTCGAGTAGACCTTGATGACCCCAGACAGGTGCGGGTCCATCTCCACCATGCGCTTGGCGGTGTTGAAGATGATCGAGGCCTGATCTTTGTCGCCGGCGCACGAGTAGATCTCGCCACCCTGCGGGCCCAGCAGCAGGTTCCCGACGGCGAGCCCGGCGCCGACCTCGGACTTGCCGTTCTTGCGTGGGATGCCGACCAGGGCCGTGCGGTGCTTTAGGTAGCCGTCGGCGCGGCGGGCGAAGATCCGGCGCATGAGCTGGCGCTGCCAGGGCCGCATCCGCAGGAGCTCGCCTGTCGATCCGGCGATTGAGTCCTTCGTGATCCGGCACGTCGTGTCGATGATGTCGGCGTAGAGGTCGCCGTCGCCGCGCCGCATGTCGGCCGGCGAGACCGCCGTGAGCCACCGCGGCCGCGCCGTGGCCCACGGGTTACTTCCCATTGGCCGTCCGGCGCCCCTGCCCTCGTTGTGCCGCCTGCTGCAGGATCGCCGTGAGCGGGTTGATCTCGCCCGCGGGCTTCACCTCGCCGACGCCGAGCGACCCGCGGGCGGACGGCGTCAGCCCGATCTCGCGCTCCAGCTGGAGCATCTGAGTCGCCGTCGCGCGCAGCTGGGCGAGCAGCGGGTTGGGCCGCTCCTGCCCCTGGGAGCCGGTGACGTAGAACCCCTTGTCCGCGAGCGCCTTGGCGATGCCCGCGTACAGGTCTTCGGCCTCGCACAGCCGGGTCACGACGTCGATGTCAGTGGCCGGCGCGAGCCATCGGGCCTCCCGCCAGATGCGACCCCAGCGTGCAGCGCCGGGGCCGTCCTCGGCGAGCGACGCGGGGAGGTTCGGGATGCTGTCGCCGTCGATCCCGTGCAGGGGCACGACGTTCGACTCGTCGGGAAGCTTGCGGCCTCCGGAGTCCCGTCCAGGCGTGCGGCCCTTGCGGCGGCGCTCCTCCAGGGGCGTCTTCGGGGGTCCGGGCATGGCGTCCACACCCCCGTTTCAGCGTGTCAGCCGCCACCAACAAACATGAAGTGACCAAAAAAACGGATCTAACCTGAGCGTGTGCGCAGGCAGGGGGGCGCGGGAGGTGAGTTTCACCCCCGGGCCGACTTTTGCCCACCCCCGGGGGGTCGGGCGGTCGGCGCGGGGGCGCGGTGGCCGCGGTTGCAGGGCCAGCAC